GACCGACATCGACAGCGAGGCCATGCCGACGAGCCGCGAGGACATCAAGCTCCACGAGGTCGGCCGACTGGTCACGATCTCGCGGCGGCTCCTCGACGACGCCGCCGGCGTCGCCAACCTCGCGACCGTGTTCAATCGCCAGATCTCGATCGCCGTCGCGACGAAGATCGACAACGTCTGGCTGAACGGCGACGAGGACAAGGAGATCGACGGCCTGGTCGACCTCGTGAGCGAGGGCAACACCGTCGAGGCCGGCACCGACTACGACGGTGGCGACCTGGCCGACCTCGTCGGCAAGATCGACACCCGCGCGTCGAACACGGCCTGGGTCGTGTCCGGCGAGGGCTGGACCCACATGCTGAAGTCGAGCGTGATCTCGCAGAGCACGCCGGTCGGCGACCGGGTCCTGCCGACGGTCATGGGGGCCCCGGTCTACCGGGTCCTCGGCCTGCCGGCGGGCACGCTCGCCCTGTACGGCGACTTCGCCATGGCGACCGCCGTGGTCCTGAAGCAGAACGGCCTCGAGGTCGCGGCCTCCGAGCACGCCGCGTTCAAGTCGAACGGCGTGGTCTACCGCGGCCTCCAGCGGTTCGGCCTCGCGAACCACGACCCGCAGTTCGTGGCCAAGCTGACCGCCGCCGGCTCGTGATCCTGACGACCGACGCTGACGCCAACGGGCCGGGTGGCACGGACGCCGCCCCCCGGCCGCCCCGTATCCGGAGGACGCTGTGGCAGGACGAGTGACGCTCCAGCCGATCCGGCTCCTGCGGGAACACCGTGGCACGCCAGCCGGCTCCGTGATCACGGCGACCCCCGGCATGGCCGAGCGGCTGATCGCCTCTGGGATCGCCGAGGAGGCCCATCCCGGCGACCTGCCGGCCCGGCCGGTGGCCGAGCGGGCCGTGGCTCCGACGGGCCTCTACGAAACGCGAGGCTGACCATGCGACCCGACACGCTCCGCGTCCTCCAGTGGCCCGAGGCCGAGCCGGTGACGCTCGACGAGGCGAAGGCCCAGATCGGCCTGATGCCCGACCAGACGGAGCACGACACGCTCCTGGAGCAGAAGATCGCCGCCGCCCGCCGGCTGATCGAGACGCGGCTCGCGATGACCATGATCGCGACCCAGTACCGCGCGACCTGGAAGGAATCCCCGAAGACGCTCCGCCTGCCGGCTCCGCCCCTGCTCGTGGCCAGCGCGTACCCGATCACGATCACGGTCGACGGTGTGGCCCTCGACGAGGACGACTACGACCTGGACCTCGACGCCGTGCCGGGCGAGGTCGAACTGGCCAAGGGCCTCGGGAAGAAGGTGGTCGTTGAATACTGGGGCGGCGTCGAGCCTGGGGACACCATCTGCCCCATGCTCCGGTCGGCCGTGCTGGCCTACGTCGACCACTCGTTCAACCATCGCGGCGTCCTGGCAACCGACGGCGACGCCGAACTGCCGCAGGCCTTCGAGACGCTGCTCGCCGCCAGTTCCTGGAATGGGGGCTGGTGATGGCCATCCCGTCCGGGATCCTGACCGAGGTGTTCGAGATCCAGGAGCCGGTCTCGACGCGGAACGCCGCGGGCGAGAGCGTCACGACCTGGGAGGCCGTTCGCCAGGTCTACGGGTCCTACGAGGCCACGACCTACTCCGAGCAGGCCCGCCGCGGGCAGATCGGGGCCAGCCTCCAGGCCACGGTCCGGATCCGCTACGTCGCCGGCGTGGCCGGGAATATGCGGCTGCGGTGGGTGTCACGCGACGACCGGATCCTGATGATCGCCGGCGTGGTCGAACGCGGCCGTCGCGAGGAGCTCGAGCTCACCGTCGAGGAGCAGGCGGCATGATCAGCCTCGGCTGGAGCGGCAACCCGAACGCGCAGATCGCGGCCCTGATCGCAAGGTACGCCGAACTGCCGCGGCACATCGCGAAGAAGCACCTTCAGGCGGTAATGAAGCGGACGATGAAGGACGGGATCCCGGTCCTGAAGTCGATGACGCCCAAGGGGTCGACGCGCAACACGCGAGCCGGCTTCAAGCGGGACGCCGGCGGCCGGTTTGTCGCCGGCAGTCGGAAGAAGATGCGGGTCCGCGGCGGAGCCCTGCGCCGGGCCGTGACGACCAAGGCGAAATACATCGGCAAGAACGCGAGCGGGATCGTGTACGGCACCATCGGCTACAAGGCTGGCTTCGAAAGCCGGAAAGCCTTGTGGCTGGAGTTCGGCACGAAGAACATCAAGCCGCGCCAGATCATGGAGAAGTTCCGCCGGCAGTACGGCACTCCGGCAGCCGGCAAGCTGGCAAAGGAGATGCGGGCCGCGCTGGAGAAGGCGGTCCGCGAGATGGCCTCGGGCAAGAATCCGACCCGCGTCTACTCCAAGGGCGGCGGCTGGAGGGCTGGCTGATGGGAGCGCCTCACAACTGGCTGAAGGCGGCGATCGAGGCGGCAGCCGCCGGCGTCAACGCGTTCCCGGTCGAGATGACCGGCGGCGGCGACCCGCCCTACATCATCTACCGGCGCGAGCAGACCGAGCGGGCCGGCATCCTGGCCGACACGCTCGACTACTCGCCCGGCCCCAACGAGCTGCCGCCGGTGGCCCGGTTCGAGGTCGTCGTCTACGCCGACTCCTACGTCGAGGCCTGGGAGATCGCGGAGGCCATCTCGGCCGCGATCCACAGGTTCAACGGTTCGGAGCACGGCGAGACAATCCACGAGTGCCAGGTGGTGGACGAGCGCGACGGCGACGCCGGCTACCTGGAGGGTCGCGAGCAACCGACCTACACCGTCGAACTTGCGGTGGACATCCGCTACCAGGAGTGACCGATGCCCGACTTTCTGACCTCCCATGGAACGACGTTCACGTTCGACGGCAACACCTACAAGTGTGTCGACATCAGCCGCGAAGGGTCCGCCCCGAGCCGCGAGCGGGTGGACATGAGCACGCTCGACCTGGCCGAAGACGACGAGCAGGTGTTCAAGCGGGCGCCGCTGAAGCCGAAGCGCGACCCGAAGAAGTTCACGATCACCTACCGCACCCAGGACGATACCGCGGAGATCGAGGAAGGCACGGAGGGCGAGCTCGTCACGACCGGCGGCAGCGGCACCTACCGCGTCACCGCCGTCGGCGAAAGCCGGAAGCTGAACGCCTACCTCGAAGGGACGGCGACGTTCGAGGAGATGATCGACGACGAGGCCGTGGCCGGATCCTGACCGGGAGGTCCCATGCCCGGCTTCTACTCTGCGCAGGGCACGACCGTATCCTTCGACGGCGTGCCGATCGGCTACCTGACCGGGTTCGACGAAGAGGTCAAAGCCGGGCAGCTCTACGACCGGACGAACGTCACGAGCCAAGTCGTCGGCGAAGGCGCAAACGCTCGCGTGATCCGCGAGTATGACTGCACGAGCATCGAACCGCCGACGCTCACGTTTACGTTCTGGGGGCCGCCGTCTTTCCAGTCGACCGACGCTGGACTCAAGGCCCAGATCGTGTTTGATGCACCCGGTTCGACGATCTCGGGCGAGGCGATCCTCGTCTTGTTCAACCATGCCGGCCGGGCCGGGCAGTGGTCGACGGGGTCGGCCACGTTTCAACTCACCGGAGCAATCGCAGGATCATGATCAAGTTCGACGAACTGCTCGATCTCGCCGCCCGCAAGGGCCCGCTCGAATACGAGGTCAAAGCCTGGGGCGGCCGCAAGGTGTTCGTCCGCGATCCGTCCTCGGCCGACGTGGACGAGTGGCGGGTGTGGTGTCGGAACCACATCGGCGGCGGGAAGCCGATGGCCGCGAAACTCGTCCAGATCATGCTCTGCGACGAGCACGGCGAGCGCATCGTCCCGCAGACCCAGGAGGGCCTCGAGCAGCTCGCCGACCTGAACCCGCGAGGCATCGACGAGCTCGCGGCCTTCTGCCTGCCGCTGGTCAACGAGCCGAGCGAAGAGGCCCTGGAGGAGGAAAAAAAAGGCTGAGGGCGGACCCGTGGGAACTGTTCACCTACCGGCTCGCCCTGGAGATGAATGTCTGGGATGTCGAGGACCTGAAGAAACGGATCACGCGGAGGCAACTGCGGAAGTGGCTGGCGTTCTACCTGATCGAGCCGTGGGGCCAGCCGTGGCTCGTGGCCGGTCGGATGACGAGCCTGATCGGCAAGTTCGACAAGCACGACGAGGAGCGGTTCCTGCTCACCTACCGGCCCGGTGACGAGCACCGCTCAAAGGTTCCGCTCACCGACGACCAACTGTCCGAAAAACTGGCGAGCCTGCCCGGGCTCACGAAGAAGAAAAAACCATGTCGATCATCGGCAAAGTCTCCGCGGTCTTCACGGCCAACTCGTCGGGGCTCGTCTCGGGCGTGAATCAGGCCGCCCGGGCGATGAACCGCATGGAGTCCTCCGTGGCCTCACTGCGGTCGGGCATGAACACGCTCGTCGCGATCCAGGGGGCGCAACTGTTCGGCTCGATCGCGAGCACGGCCGGGAACTACGTCCGCTCGCTCGTGTCCATGGGGGCCGCACAGGCCGAGGTGATCGACCAGCAGTCGAAGCTCGCGGCCCGCGTGGGCATGACCTACGGCGAGTTTTCGGGGCTGGCGCTCGCCGGCGACCTGGCCGGCGTCGGCATGGACACGATCGCGAAGGCGGCGACGAAGGCCGACATCGCGTTCGTGAAGGCCCAGCAAGGATCGAAGACCGCCCAGGCCGCGTTTGCGACGCTCGGCCTGTCGATGGACCAACTGGCCGGCATGTCGGCGGCGGAGCGGTTCCAGGCGATCTCCGCGGCTATCGCGGCCCTTCCGACGGAGGCCCAGCGGGCCGCCGCGGCGACGGCCTTGTTCGGCAAAGCCGGCCAGGAACTGCTCCCGATGTTCGCCGGCGGAGCCGAGGGGATCGCCGAGGCGGCAGCCCAGGCCGAGCGGCTCGGGCTGGCCCTCACGACCGCCCAGGGCCAGGACGTGGAGGCGATGAACGACGCGTTCACGCTCGCCTCCAAGGCGATTCAGGGCGTGGTCCAGCAAGTCGTCGCCTACCTCGCGCCGGCGATCAAGAACGTAGCCGACACATTCACGAACCTCGTCGGCTCGATCGGCGGGGCGAACATCGGCCAGGCCATCGGGGACGGGATCCTCCAGGGGGCACGGTTTCTCGCCGGCATCGGCGACTACATCATCCAGAACTTCTCGTCGGTCTTTCAGTACCTCTCCGGCGTCGGCGCGCAGTGGGGCGCGGTGGCCGACTTCATGAACCGGGCCGCGAACTTCATGTCGGGCGTGTTCAACGCCGCCCAGGCTGGCCTCGGAATGGTCGTCCTTGGGTTCGGGGCTGTCGTCGAGGGGATCGCAAGGCTGTTGCGCTCCGGAGGGAAGTTCCTCGGGCTCGATACCTCAATGCTCGATTCGGCCGTGGAAGGGGTTCGCGGCTTCAATGAGGAGATTTCCAACGGCATCACGGGAAACGTCAACGCTGCAGCGGCCGGATTCGACGCGGCCTTCAGTGCGAACGCTGGCCCCGTCGGGCAGGCCGTCGCCGGCCCGCTCACGACGGCCCTCGACGGCGCGATAGCCCAGGCCCAGGCCTCGGCCTCGCAGATCGAGGAGTCTGGCAAGGGAGCCGCGGCCCAGGTCGTCGAGGCGTCCCAGGTGGCCGCGGAGCCGCAGGCCCTGAAGGCCGTCGACTCGCGTTCGAGCGAGGGAGTCGCCGAGATGTTCCGGCTGATGCGGGGCACGGGCGCGGATGTCCAGGAGCGGCAGCTCGCCGTGCTCGAGGACATCGCCGCCACCCTGGACAGCCAGGAGCAGGACACCCCATTCGCGATCGAGGGGGCCTGACGCCATGGCATGGGTCGACTACCAGCGGAAACCGACGGGCCTGTCCGGCAAGTACGGCGAGAGCCTGCGCTGCACCGAGCGGTGGCAGATCCGCGTCGACAGCCCGCTCACGTCGAAGGCCGAGATCCTGGGCGGCGTCACCGCCGAGATCGGGATCACCTGGGGCTCGCCCCACTGGGAGTTCCCCGGGCTCCTCGCCCAGGAGTTCGATCTCCAGCCCGAGAGCGACGACGGGATGCGGTGGATGCTCACGGTCCAGTTCTACTCGCCGCCCCCGGGAAAGAAGATCACAGAGAACGGGATCCCCGAGGACGTGTGGGAGCGGTCCGGCGGGACGACGAGCGTCCCGGCGTTCACCGACATCGACGGCGAGATGATCGTCAACTCCGCCGGCGATCCCCTGGAGGGCCTGGAGCGCGAGCGCGAGGAGACGAGCTGGTCGCTGACCAAGTATTACGCCGACGAGACCGACCTCGACGACGACATCGAGGCCGCCGCAGGGGCGCTCAACCAGACCGAGTGGGCAAACCAGGACGCGAAGACCTGGAAGTGTTACTTCAAGGGCTCGAAGAAGCAGACGATCAGCCGCCTCGACGGCGACGATGACGGCGGGAATCTGGAGTTCATCGAGAGCCGCTGGGAGTTCCGCCTGGAGCCCGACACCTGGAAGGCCAAGCCGTGGGATGTCGGCTTCATGGAACTGATCGACGGCGGGTCCGGCTCCGGATCGGGCGAGCGGCGGGCCATCGTGGGGAGCGACGGGAAGGCCGTGAAACAGCCCGTCGCCCTGATGAGCGACGGCACGGCCAAGCCTGCGGGCGAGCCGCCGGACGTGATCAACGGCGGCGCAGGCGTCGACCTCTACCCGACCGCGGACTTCGACACGATCTTCGGCACGCCGAGGCAACTGCCCGATGGCTCGTAAGGTCACGTTCAACGAGAACGACGCCCGGCGGATCGCGGCGGCCACGCGGGCCTATGAGCGTGGAAACCGCGATCAGCCGCCGATCAAGTTCCGCGCTGCTGGCGGCGACGACGGCGAGCCGGTGCGGATCGGCAAGACCTCTACCGAGTGGGCCAAGGGCACCACGCGGACGATCACGCTCTGGGAGACCGGCACGCCGCCGAACGAGACGCAAGGCGGCGGGACGCTGGAGGGATGCGTGAACAAGTTCGGCACGGTCGGGGCGAACAAGTGGGTCGCCCTGATGCGTGGCGTGAACGGGAAGTTCTACCTGATCGCGGCGGAGTGCTGATGGACATCCTCGCGGCCCTCGCGTCCGACCCGACGGCCCTGCCGCTGTGGGCCGTGCTCGCGTTCGCGGCCAGCATGTACCCGGTGGGGATGCTGTTCGGGTGCCAGTCGTGCTGCCAGGTCTGCCAGTCGTGCTGCCGCGACGAGGTTGGCCAGGTCGTGATCGACTTCGCCCTGGAGGGTACGGGCGAGCAACTCGCGAAGGCGACGCCGTGGGGCGGGATCCACGCCTTCAGCTTTGAGAGTGTCCCGATGCGTGTCGATCCGCTCGACGAAAATCCAGGCTGGCAGAACTGGGCCAACGCCTACCCGATGTTTTTTTTGGAGGGTCAAGAGAGCGGCGCGCGTGTCTTGATGCCAGCACTTGCAAACGACGACGGAACCTATTCGCCGTGGCTTAACCCGATCCACGGGCTTGCCATTGGAAACACAGACGACACGGAGTTTGTCGACGGCGAGTCTGTGTCCGTCACGCCTCGCCCAGCCCTGGAGAACGTCGTCGAGTCCAACCTGACAGCCGTTGTTTCGCCGTGCCCCAAGCCGAGCGTTTTTTACTCCGACACGGTCGCCGCCTCATTTGTCGGGACTCGCGGAAAGTGGCAGGCCGCAGACCCACAGCCGGACTTGTATTTTGACTGCCAGTCCGACGAGGGGACGGTGATCTTTGATGTCCAGGATCACGACGACCGCCAGCCGGAGTTCTGCGATGATTGCACTCCATCGGTCAAGCGATTTGCCGCACACCCTGGATCATTCCTGCTAAATCCATGCTGGACATCAGGCAACAACTCCGAGCTAGGAAGTTTCAACCGATACTTTCTGACGGCCGAACGCAGCGGGCTATCCGTAGCAGTGAACCTGATGCGGTACGGCCCAAGGTCTGCCGACAACTGTCCGGAAGAAATAACCGCAAGTGCGGTGGCGTATTGGATTGGCATCGGAAACCAGTATTGCACGAAGACAACCGACTACACGCTCGCCGCCGATGAGCAAGACTGCTCGCCGTTCTCCGCCTGGCCAACCGAGACCGAGATCGAGGGCCCGGGGGCCTTCGAGGAGCAGCTCGTCACGCTCTCGGCGACAAGCAATTTCGGTTCGGGATTCTTTGGGGTCGCCACCGATCCGGCAGGCGTCCCAGGCGTGGACGACGGGCCGCTGACGGCGGCCACGGTCGTCGATCCCGGCAGCGCCTACGCCGAGATCGGCCGCAAGGAGCCGACCGTGACGCTGTCACACGGGACCGGATCCGGGGCCGACCTCGCCATCACATGGACCGAGACCGAAGACGAGCAGTCGAGGCCGGTCTGGCAGATTGCCAGCGTGGCGGTCGGATCGGGCGGCGGCGGGGCCGACTACACCCACGGCTCGACGCTGACTGTCGATTTTGATGTGCCCGTCTACGAAGTCGAGCCGGCCTACCTCGAGGTCCGATGCGTCCGCGAGGAACCGACGCTGGCGATCAACGCCTACAACGGCGGTTCGGGGCTGACGGTCACGTTCGCGCTCTCTGCGGAAGCGGGGCCGCCGCCCTATTGGGCGCTCGATTCGATGACGATCACCGACGGCGGAACCGGCTACACCTACGGAGACTTGTTTGATGTCGCCGGTGCCACTGGCGACGACCTCGTTGAGGGTTTCACGTTCGGCACGCTCACGACCACGATCACCGAGCCGACGCTTTCTTTGATCGGCGGCAGCGGCTACCAGGCCGGCACCGGCACGACGGCCGAATTGTCGATCACGCTCGCCTCGCTCGGGGGATCGCCCGAGACCTGGGAAATCGACAGCGTGGCCATCGACTACGCCGGGTCGAGTTATCAGGTGGACGACGTGTTCACGGTCGTGAAGGCCAGCGGCGACGTGGAGGTCTATCAGGCCACAGTCCGCGTTACCAGCGTCGACGGCAGCGGTGCGATCACTGGCGTGGCGATCGACGGCGGCGGTGCCTACTACCACGAGACGGGCGTGGTCGAGTCCTTGGACCTGACGTTCAACAACGGCCAGTTCTACCGCGTGACCGGTGAGATCGACTCGGTCGAGGTCTACGGCGGCGGCCGGTACTACGAGACGGACGCGACGCTTCCAGCCCTGGTCGCGGACATCACGATCGACATCTCGCAAAAATCGCCGAGCGACGGCGCCGGGGCCTCGATCTTGGCCGTCGTCGACGACGATCCGACGAGCGAGACCTTCGGGCAGATCACAGGCCTGACGTTCGCCAACGGCGGAGACGGCTACCTCGCCGTCCACGACGAGCCCGGCATCTGCGCGGGTCCGGGTGGCGTGTATCGAGCGAACTATGCGGCCTGCGGAGGTTTCGCTGCCGAAGACATGACCGGCCGCGGCTTCCTCTTCAAGCGGGCATGTCCCGACTACACCTACGACATCACCATCCAGCCGGCGGGCTCCTGATGCTCTGCGACTTCCTCTTCGAACACGACGGCGACCGGCTTCGGGCGACGTGCGCCCGCTGCGGCCGCGTGGCTCGCGTGAAGAGCCGCCGCGTCTACGCCGCCTGCCGGGCGTCGGCCCAGCCGATCAGCCGCCAGCAGCTCGCCGACATCGTCTCCAGCGGCGCCGACCCGGACGGGTGGAAGCCGGCGAAGATCGGCGACCTCCTGGAGCGGGGCCTGAAGGCGGTCGGGATCACAGAAGCGCGGGTCACTCGCTGGACTCGCGCCCGGGAGTGTGGATGCTCGGCGAGACGCTCGGCGCTCAACGCGTGGGGCGAGCGGCAACAGCGGAGGATCCGCAAGGCCGCGAAGGCTGTCGCCCAAGCGTATTTCGGCCAGTAGGCCCAGGCCGCTCGATTGACTCACGGCCCACCGGGGCCACACTGCCAGACACGACCACGGAGGCAAGGATGCCAAAGGGACAACACGGCGGCGACCCGATCACCGAAATGGCCCGCCGTCTGTGCGCGGCTCACCCGGACGCTCCGGCGAAGACGCTGGGTCGTCGCCTACACGCGGAGGCAAACGGTGCGATCACGCTGGCCGCGGCCTACAACCGCATCCGCCGGCAGTTCGGCATCTGCGGCGAACTGCACCGCCGGAAAATGCAGAACATCACGCCACGGGCCAAGCGGCAGGCGGGCCAGGCTCCGGCCATGCCGCCATCGAAGGCCGAGCCGTGGGGGCCGTGGGTCCTGGAGACCACAGGACTCGTCGGCGTTCTGTCCGACATCCACGTTCCGTATCACGACGAGGTCGCCCTGAAGGCGGCCGTCGATCAACTGAAGGGCGACCGGGTCGACGCTTTGGTCCTGAACGGCGACGTGGCCGACTTCTACGCGATCAGCCGCTACACGAAGGATCCGCGAAAGCGGAACTTCAAAGGCGAGGTTCAGGCCTGCCGCGACATGCTCGCCTGGATCCGCAGTCAGTTCCCCGAGATCCCGATCGTGTTCAAGAGCGGAAACCATGAGGAACGTTTTTCCCACTGGCTGTTCCAGCACGCCCCGGAGATCTCCG